AATATAATCGTAAAGAGAAAGGGTGAACCCCTAAAGGAGATTGTTATGAAAAGAGAAATGGAAGCCCGACTTGCGGTGTGGGCAACGGTTATTGAGTATTATGGGTCAGATTATAACCAGTGGGCTATTAGATGGCTTACGGAAGATCAAGAAGATGCAAAGATTGGTGACGTTTTGCGCCCATCCTATGAATGGGACATTGAAAACGATGTTTCATGTCATGCGACTACTGGCGAAATGTTGCCGGGTACTTGCGGTGTTGAACTAATTGAAGGAACGCTGGATGAGATAGAAGAAGCAATCTCAACTGCCCCATATTGTGGAAAGATTGCTTTGATCGCTGGGGATTTCGCAGGTTATGGCAATGACCCGAAAGAGGTATATTTAGAGAATGCGAGAGTGATGGGGTTATGAAAACATTCACCCTTAAAGAGATTGGCGATAAATGCGCTGAGCTTATGCCCGAATACATTAAAGAGCCGGGCATAATATACTTTGAGTTTTTACCATTAAAGAATTATTGTGAAAGAGTTACCTTTTCATCAATGGCAGAACGAGCAAGAAATGGGTATTTTAACAATAGAGAACAAAAATATTATTGTTTTGGCATAAAACAAGAAGGGCTACACACATACATAAGATTAACGCCGGCTGAATAGCCGGCATTTTTATGTTTTTGATCCTAACGCATTCGAGAAGAGCAGACATGATGATCCTAGATTGACATTTCCTGTCTTCGAACTGTCGATGAAACAGATAGAACCTGAAAGAATGTTAAAAGATTGATTGCTTAATCCAGTGAATTCACCGGCATCAACTATTTTTACATCGCTTCCGGTTGATGCGTATACATTTGCCGTTGATGTGTTCCCGCTACCCTTGCATTCCGTTACGGTTGCTGTGGTGTGGAATAAAGAAAGGGCATTCCGTGTTGAACTTGGAGAAAGTGTGCACTGATAAATTTTTGCATTGCTGTCTTGAATGCCCAACATGAAATCATTTTCGCGGGATGGGTCGGCATATCGGTTATTTCCTGTAACCCTTAAATTCTTAAATTCTATACGTGTACATCCCTTGCATTGTGTTACGTCAAGATTAACATTTGATGCCCCTGTCTGAGGTTCTATTGAAATTTCTTTGGTGCATTGCGGGTAACTCATCAGGTAGTTTCCGTCAGCCAGCCTGATGCGTGTTTGGGAAATGCCATTGTTCGGGCACTCAACATGCTTTATCGCTTCGTCGATTGAGTAAAAGGGATAATCAGAAGAGCCGTCAGCCGCACCGATCAAATTAGTTGATGCATCTACGTATACAGTTGGCTCATATATAGAAGTTTTCGGGGCGTCACTGGAAGTTGATGGTTGTTGACCAAAAAGTGAAAATTCCGCTATGTCTGCCCTACTAGCAACAATATTTTGGTTAAGCACATGATAAGAATATAAACGCATTGTGTCTCCAACTATACACATATCTTGAGGTTCCCCGATCCAGTAGTTAGAGTTCCCCCACATCCCAATATCCATTCCGGATGTATCGATAATATCCCCGTTTTCGTCGATGCGGAAAACATGGATGAAATTAGGCTTGAAGCGTAGCACGCCGAAGTAATTACCCCCCATGTACTTACATGTTTGAATTAAATTTTCAGCGGCTGATGTTGACTGTAATGCATAAGATAATGGGATATATAGCACGTCAGAATTGAGCGGTGAAAGAATCGAATATGATCCAAGTTTCTGTATTTGTGAAGGAACTAAAATTAGAGCCCCGCTTCTTCCATCGTTGTTGATGAAGCAAGCGAATTTATCCAATTGAGGTACATATTCTACGGAATTAAGATTGAAATTAGAAGGTGAGTTTCCGTGCGTCTGCCAAATTGTTGAAAGCCAGGATAAATCGAGAACGCCTATTCTGCTGATCGCGGATGTTGTGATATTATAAACCACAACATTTGACGTTTTTACCGTTCCGCCGGATGAATTTAGCGTATATAACTGAGTAAGATATGCCGCGTTAGCGGTTGATCCTTTAGTGTTTTTCTTAACATAACATAGCGAATTACCGTGACCCCCGTATGTGCTCTCACTGAATGATGCAAGCTGTGCTGTATTACTATACAGCACTAGCTGGTTAGAGTTGTTCCAGTCAGCGGCCGTATCATCATTGCCCCAATTATCCCAGCATGTCAAAGTGAGATTGCTTTCGCCGTCTACGTTGTCGCAATTGGTCGTTCCCTGCAATTTGATGTATGATTGGCGCGGTGTAATGGTTTCCGCGTTGCCTAATTTGATTAGACGAAACACCTGAGAAAAGCACGGCATTGTGGTAATATTCCCTTTTATCGCGTTAACCTTTCCTGTGATATCCTCCTGAAATTGTGCATTGCTCTGGTTGATCTGCTCGATAGAGTGATTGACAGATTGCTCAAGTGAGTTGAACTCTTGCTGAATTTCTGAATAATCAACTCCATATGTATTTTTGTTGTCACTGATGGTTTTGAAGTTACCAATTACCGCCATGTTATCCCTCCTTGCTTGTCGCGTTCGTGGTCAATGAGAATTTCAGGTCTTTTGTCTCCTCATTGTATGTAATGTTAAGCGTGATTGCCCCGGAAGCAAGCAGGCTATTCACCTGATTTATCGTATATTCCTCTATCTGTGCATCCACGCGCTGATAGAATTCATCCATGGCCGCATTCAGATTGTTTATTGCGGCTATGATCTCATTCGTTTTTTCTGTCAATTTGGCCAGCAGAATATAGTCAGTTGGCGCGTCGATGAAGGCAATGTTATTGATCGGGTTGAAGTTGAAAGGAAGCTCCCGGATGGTGCGCCATTTTGCAATATGCTTATCGGGCCCGTTAAGCGAGTAAGTTTTTTCCTTTTCCATGCTTCTGTCTCCTTTCTATAGTACACTGAAAAATAGGTAGCTCATGCTCTGCCACAGGATGTTCATTTTTGGGTAGACGCGCATAGCGGATTCATAAATATCACCACTTGATAGCCCGCTGATGCCTGAAGTGCGGCGGGTGGTATTTTCTCCCTCGTTTAAATTCTCAGTGTTGTTATTTTTTGCTGTGGTGTCCATCGTGTATGCGCTGGTGTTCGCTGTTTCGGTTTGATCGGACCCGCTCGCATAGTCCAACCCGTTAAGCGTTGCCTGCGGAAAGGTGGAATTTACGGCCGTTACGCTTGACGTATCTTTGCTGTCAGTGTTCTGTTGGCTTTCGCTGATATTTTCAGATTGCCGCTCATGCTTTGTGATTCGCTGATAATCTTCTGACACGTCTATGTTGCCGAAAATATCGGCAGATTTTGCGGCTGATTCGATAATGTCGTTGATGAAACCGGCGTTATTGTAACAATATTCTTCCAGGTATGCTTTCCAGCGAGAATAGGGAGTTACGGCGATTTCACGAAAACGGAAGTGAAGACAGAACCCCACCGCGAAAAGCGCGGGCTGCGAAATGCTGTCAAGGGGGAAATCAAACACCATAGAAGATGCCTGTATGATTTCATCACGGTTAAGAACGTGTTCCCAGTCTGTTTTCAACAGTCCTCGCATGATTTCTTCCAGCTGAATAGTATATTCAGAATTATCATGATTGATCATGTTCATCACCTCGCGGCATTTCTTCATCAGGCGTAATATTTCTATAGCGCTCGCCATGCCCTAAATTTTCGCGTGCATCCTCGTTAAATGCGGCATTGAGCAATGTATAAAGGTCGCTGTTCCAAATGACTGAAATATCAATTCCCAATTTATTTTTTGCTTGTTCGCATAGCTGTTGACGGGGAGAAAGCGCGATGTCACGAGCTATTTCTATCGCACCTATGTTCCCATTCGTCTCTGACGAGTTAACGCGTTCCCGCTTATCCATATTACTATTTTCGATTCCTACAGCCGTTAAAAATTCATTTAATAACTGCTGTTTTTCGATCTGAATCTTATCAGCGATAAAAGGGACGTTGAAGGAAAAAGTGGTTAGCTCGTTGCCCTTTCCTGTCAGTGCGGCATTTTTCCACATGTCCTTATCCACAGTGATAAAAGCGTTGTTTTCGGCAATTTGTTTGATCGCCGCCACCATGCTTTGCTTTTGTACCTCACTGCCCACAACCGCCCCGGCGCTGGCTTTCTGCAAAAGCAGATTAATATCCGCAGTGCGTTGAAGGTCGGATAACCGCATAGCATAGTAATTACACAGCGAATAATCGCTTACGCGTTGTGTGTTGGCGAACGCTACCGCTGCATCTGAAAGCGGTATAAGCCCATAATTAACACCACAATAGAACGAATACGGTTGAATGTAAGCGGGATATCCGTAAATATTGAGGGGTTGGGCATTAGTGAATGGAAGGGAAACCGCACCTATAATTTCATCCTTGAATATGCAGGCACGGCCAGCGCGGAAAAATGCACGTTCGATCATGTCCGCGTCACACGTTTCTGGAATGTTCCACGTGAAACGATTTTGGCAAATGTTGGCCAAACGGTCAAACCATACAGTGTAGCTGATGTCATTCATCAGCCGTTGCTTTCTTCTGCTATTTCTTGACATTGTTTTTCACCCCCTGCGGGTCAAAATGAACCGGCTCATATAATCTCATCGACTCAGCTTCTAATAGTGTCCTGTTGTCAATGGAATAATTCCCAAATAATGCTTCACTGCGCCACCATCTGATACCCGCGTTATAGCGTGCTTCTATCTGGCTCATGTACTGATAGGGAATCACGCCGGAAAGCATGATTGAAGCCGTCTTTGTGTACCAGTAATTCAGCCGGTGATCCTCGTTAGGAATTCCCAGCCGGTCTACCTTATAGCCGTACATGTCATAATAGTTGTCTAACCTTACGGCCTGTTCATACTTGATCGATCTGCGCTCAAGAAAGAAATCACCCATGCCAGCGTTCACACTTCCCGTACCCGTGAAGAACATATATTGAAATGGGGCATTGCCGCCACTTCCCCCTCGTGGGGTCATCGGCATTTTTTCAGCGTCCGTCATTTTCGCGTTCAAGGAACGCACGGCCATTGATGATGAAGCGCCTGCCTGAATTTTTGCGTTGGTATAAGAATTGTTTGCTTCATTCTGACTACCTATCGCGCCAGTAAGCCCGCTAACGCCTGAACCAATAGCGCCGATCACATTGCCGCTTGCTAATCCACCGATGACACCACCAATGGAACCAATGGAATTGAGAAACATATTTTGATCTGCAAGCGCCCGATTGTTACCGGCTATTTCCATCGTAGTGTTGTAATTGGTGAGGTTATTCGCATACTGAGCATTGATCTGGTTTGAATTGAGTGCAAGCCATGCCTTATAAGAATCTATCGCATATGCACATTGTGGATATGCATCAATCTTTATCGCATCGTCTACATCATTAGCCATATTCCGGTAATTTTGAGGGAACATGATAGCTTGAGGTGATGGTGACAGCATATAATAGCACAAGCACGATATGTTATAAGTGTCTGCTAGCTCAAACATTAATTCGCTTGATGCCCCAGTATTACTTCCAGCCACACAGAATGTATATGGATATGACAACAATATTTTGTTGCGCGGCGTGTAGTTATCCACCGTTTCCGGCGTATTGATCGTCAGAGCGTAAGGGTTTCTTCCATAGAACGTATTGGGAACCTGACATATTCCAACGATGGAATCACCCGCGCCCCCTTCGGTTAGGTCATTAATATAGCTATTTATCGCATTAGCAAAAGCGTTGTCATTTTGATATGATGAACGGTTGATTCGATGACCATCCACACCATTATATAGCCCATAATGCGTGCTTGATGTTTGAGCGCCGCTTGCGTTCTGCGCTGACCAAACGATGACCGAATAGCCGCTTAATCTATTAGTCACTCGCTCGTCCACGATGTAATCACCGCATTCTAGTTGGTCTTTCAACGCGCTTCGCCCTGTGTAAATGTTCTGGACCGTATCATTAGTGACATGTTCACGCTCAATGTATGCCTGAACAATGCCATAGTCAAAAAGATATGTCTGTAACGCGTCAACCTCAAAGGAAACTGTTGAGCTGTTCACGCTATTCTGAACTGCCCCTGTCAAGTAGCAATAATACCACTTGTTTCGGTTTTTTATCATGAGGTAATTCGCGCCGTTTAAAATCGTCTCTGCGTCATAATTAACTATCATCGTCCCCTGCATGATGTTAATATTCGTGTAGGTGTCATCGCGTAATGAAAGTGTGGGGCTTTCATGCTGACGGAACCATATTTCCTGAGTATAACGATCATAGAAAAATATGGTGTTTTCACCGCTAATATCGGGAATCCCCGCAAGGAAGATTACTTCCGTTGCGGGGATAACGTTGGAGACTTCGCCGATCTTAATCATGATACAGCCGTTGCGGTGATCGTCACCGTTGCCTTCTTCGAGCTGTCCTGCGCGCTCACGATGTTCACCGTTGTGGCAGCTTTGGCCTTGTGTACCGTGAGGACGCCGTCCGGGGAAACGGTGAAAGTACCATCCACGATTCCGCTTGAAGTGAAGTTAACCGCCTTGGAATAGATTCCTGTACCCGTAACTTCCCAAATGAGCGGGAGAGAAGACCCGACCGGCAGCGAGATGGATTTTCCGTTATACGGGGATGTGACCGCGGTCACCGTTCCCAGCGTGTCGTCGCTGCTCTGCACGTAGGCAACCGCATTTGCAAACGGGCTGGAAGCTAACAGCGCCCAATAATGGAGCCAATTCTGCCATTCCATTGACTGACCATTAGGTTCCTCATGCCATTCATAAAGGCGGTCATACCACTGTACTAGCCCATTATCGAAAGTAATTGCGGCAACGGCGTCCAACGTTTCAATTTCATCCTCAGTAAATTCTTTCACATTCTCGCTATCGTCAAAGAAAGCTTTCAACCGTGTAAAATCAATATTGCTCAGGCTGTCAACCTTTTTAACCTGACCCATAAAATTGGCATAATCAAGATTGAAGGCGGCGGCCAAAACTGAAATATCATATTTTGCGCCAAATGATGTGGTGAGCATAAATGTAACATCGCTCGGGGAACTGCACCAGTTTACCACGCCTGCGCTATTGTAGTCAGAGCGGGGAAACATGAAATTATCAAAGTCTTCCTTCATCTGCATTGCCGCGGCCTTTGCATTCGCTTCAGTATCTGCCCCGGACACCTGCGAAATAGGCACTGTCTTGATCTGACCGTCTAAGATTTTTCTAGCAAGCAGATACTTAATTGCACTCATTTGATCTACTTCACAACCTGCGGCCATCGATGTGAACACCTTGCCAATGAGGTCGGCCATTCCCCCTTCTGTCGTGAAGGCCATTTCAATCATAGGGCGGTTGATGGTTGTTTTATAAAATGTTTTAATATTGATACGGTAAATCGCTGTTCTAACATCCGCGATCACACGTTTGAAAATTTCCGTGGCGGCGATGTCAGGATTGTAATTGTTTGGTAAAGCAATCTGTACGAAAAATTCTTCAACCAGTTCGCCTAATCCAATCAAACCTTTCTTGAAGTCGCGCCATTTGTTGTAGAACATTTTTGAGGAACCAAAAATGAAGGCAAACTGATTAACCATAGCGCTATAAAATTCGTTCAATAAGCTTGAATTATTCATGATGATCTGCCCGATTTCTCGCGAGCTTGCCGCGCCATATTCAGCGAGCGGCACAGCGTTCTGATATGCTTCGCTGGCCGTGCTTCTGATCGCGTTAAGGTAGTCGGCGTTCTGAGCGGATACATTCATCTGGACGTTTTTAGGTGTAGTAGCCATGTCTATTCACTCTCCTTTTCAACAAAAAGTTCTTCCATCGGAAGTGTTTCCGGTTCATCGTCACCTTGCGGTTCATCGTCACCTTGCGGTTTCGCGTCTGTTCCTTCGCTGTCATCAACCGGTTTATAATCTTTATCATCGCCAGTTTTCCATCTGTCGATGTACCGCTGGCGCATATCCTCATATTTTTTGTGCCAATCAGTCAGAGGATTTACCTTTGCTTTAACAGACCCATCCTCAAGGATATCTACATAATCCTTGAGCAATCCATCACGCTCTTCAATTTCGTGGCGAATTTCAGAAAATAATTCTTCTGTTCTCGCCAAAACGGCATCGTCTTCGATACCACCCATGTAGTCAGCCAAAAGCGTGTTAATTTTGCTTGAATCTCGCATATTTTCATCTCCTTTTTAAAGTATAATAAATAAAAGGCATTGAAGAAAATTCCGGCTCAGGCCCCGGCCCCGGGCCCGGCCCCGGGCCCGGCCCCGGGCCCGGCGTACCGCCATCGTACGTCTGAAAGTTGAGTCCGCCCGTCTGCTGAATCGTAGTCCCGTTGATATAGAATATATTCACGGGAGTGGTAGAGCCATTCAACGCCCAACACTCATTACCGCCGGAACATACAATGCCATAATCTACCAGTGTTTTCCCTGTTCCGTGTGCTTGATCGATATGGACATGGTCACCGGTCACCATACCAGCTGTTCCGGTATGACCGATCAATTGTCCTTGTTTGACGGTTGACCCGATCGCTGAATATGGAGGGTTGTTATCATGTCCAAACTCAATACAGACATACCCCACACCGCCCGGTGTGATGACCTCTTGCTGAGACTGCCAGATGCGGGGCATTCCGTTAGCGGCCGGCCCCGCATAAATTAATCGCATATCACAAGGGGCATAATAATTAGATGTTGTGGTAGCTCCTACACAGTCGAACGGATGACCGCAACAATGGGAAAAACTGCCGGGGCTGGATGTCTGAGTGACATTGAGTACGGGCAGGGGAAACAGGCATACCTGTAACCCTCCATCCCCGGTAAGCGTCTGTCCCGGTTGCATTATCCCCCCATGGGATTTATTACTTCATCCGGCGGAAGCGTGCATAACATATCAACCTTTCGCGCGCAAACCCTCAGATCATACAGCAGTCTTTTCAGCCTATCAGGATCTTCTTCATTTTCGCACTGCCTAAGGATAATATGCATATTCCGGTAATATACCCGCATTGCTGATTCTGCCGTCAGGTTATACGGCAATTCATAATCGCGTGTCATGATAGGTACGCATTCACAGCGGCCTGTACTTCTTCATAATCATAGCCCGCATTTTCAAGAGCTGTTTTTCTCGCGCTTCCGTTGCCATAATCACCACGAATTACAGCGTTGACTACCTCAGCCGTTACAGCTTTTGCACCGCCGCTCAAATAATCGTTAACTGCATCCTGCACTTCGTCATAATCATAGCCCGCTTTTTCCAGCGCATCCACGCGCGCCTGTCCGTTCCCATACTTTCCCGCAATTACATCTTTTACGACCTGTGATGTAACTTCTTTTGGATTGCTGGCATTCAGCGCGATCGGTCGTAGGAATCCTAACAGGCCATGAGGGGAAATCGTCACGATTGATGCGCCGCGTTTTCCCGCCTGATTGTAGCCGAACGCCATAACACGTTGACCATTCCATCCTACGAACATAGCCACATGAGAATCCGGGCAGTCAAGCGCCCCGCTATTCCACACCAACCAATCACCATATGTCAGCGTTTTAGAACCGTATGAATAGCGTGTGAAAATCTTGGAAAGACCCAAGACTGAAAAACGTTTATAGATTTCTTTTGCATATCCACTGCCGCCAATAGCACCTAAATTTTTCCCTAACTCCTTACACTGGAGTTTAAAAAGGTCTACGCACTGCACCCCGGCCACACCGTCATAGTCAATTGCGGTATTTTTATACTTTTTATAAAAACTTTCGCCGACGATCGTCATCATTCATCACCCCCCGTGTTCATTTTGGCCATGTAGTCCATAAAGGTCTGAATCATCGTTTTAATTTCGCTGATAGCCTCAGTGTTTCCCTTGATCGTATCACTCAAGGTACTAACCTCGCTCTCATGGCGGTTTTCCTGCCGCACGATGAACCAACCGCAGAAAATAAGGCATGCCACCGGAACCCCTAAATTCTGCACGATCTCAATAATTGTTTGAACATCCATTTTTTCACCTTCCTTTACATGGCTATTATAACATGCCTACAAAAAATTTGAAACAAAGGCTAAGAAAATTTCTTTTGTTTTTACGCTGTCATACCTTATTCGCTGTGCCATGTAATACTTTTTCAAAATCACAGCAAGAAATGTATTCCGATATAGAGCAATTTCAGTCTCGCTTTCCACTTCTCGGGAAAGAGCAATCACCTTAGAGAACTGGGGCTGAGCGTGTTCGCTAACGAAAAACTTATCGCCGTCAAAATAAACGCCCATCACCGCGTCGGCCTTTATCGTCAGATAATATTTTGCCCCGCGCGGGGGCTTTTCAATGTAAAGGTCATTATCATAGCCAAACTGATTATAAAGGGCGAAAGCTTCATAGCTAGTACCATGCATCAGTTCACCCGTCAATGTATTTTTACGCTGTTCTATGAATTTTTCACTGACACCGATATACAATAGTATTTTCTTATTATCGCTGATAGAAATGTTACCTTTCTTAGGCAGCCTCAACGACCAAAATAACACATATGGATTATATAACACAGACGCATTACCCGTCATGTACATTTTTACGTCATCCCTGTTTCGAGCTACAGTGTCAAAAAGATTCATCAGCTTTTTCGGCTCGCTGTATAAGTATTTTTCCTGACTGTCGTTTTCAATCAAAAACTCATCAAAGATTATTATGGAAACATCGGCAAAACTGGCCGGTTTGAGATTCTGCGCCTTGCTCAGCTCAGCCACATACCCCACCTGTTCGCCATTCTCGAAAAACCCCTTTTTCATCGTCTTCACATCGCGGCCGCGATCTGCATTTATGTCTGCAAATATCTGCATTCCCTTTTCTGTAATATCCTTCCAGTTCTGCGGACGCCTCACCACGTATAAGAATTTCTTGCCCTTCTTGATTGCTTTTAGTACCTTTTCTTTCCACCCATAGGTTTTGCCGAAACCTCTATTAGTTTCGAGAATATTCACCGGACAGGCGTACCCGTCTATTTCTCGCCAGTTTATATAATTCATTTTTTCACCTCGCTTTGTTTCACGTGAAACATAAATAAAAAGGAGAAACAGGGGCTGAAAGATTCGGCTAAGCGGCGGAACCACCCGCGCATGCGCCCGGCCGCGGTCAAGCGGTGGTTATCCGGCACGCATCACCTAACTATTATAATCTTTGCCCGTGTTCTCCTTTTCAAGGCCGGAAGTTTCCGGCTCTGCTTATATTATAGCAGGATTTTTTTTAATGTCAATCTTCCTTTATTTGAAAGGTTGTTTTCTCTAATAATATACCTGTGCTTTTCTGCACCGGCCTTAACTTTCCGGTATAGATAGCCCCTACATGGAAATTTTCCCATGTGACCTGCTCACGGCAATTTTTCGGCAGTCCAGCAATGGTTATTTTCATCATACGTCCATCCCTTACAGGATAGCCGCCGCGGTCAGCCTCTTTTTCGTCAGCGTCCATTTCCTCTATGTAGCACTTTGGATGAAGGTAGCGTGCGCGGTAGAAGCGTCCTTCAATTTTCATCGCACCCAATCGCACATCATCTATATCAATGCCCACCGGATCTTCATCGCCCAAAAGATGCAGGCTATCCGTGTCCATATAAAGAAAACGATCATAATTTTTCTGTGCGTCCCGGATAATGCCCGCCCTGCCATATGCAGTGATGAAAGCAATCACAGGTACATATCCTTTGCGCGCTTCGTCCGGTTCTTCCACTAATCGATGCTTTATCTTCCCATCATAGTATGGCTCTTTCTTGTACATCAAGCGCTTTGTGCCAAATTTTCCCGACAGCTTATTTTGCATGTCTTTTGCAATCTGCCTTCTGCCTTTGTTTCCTTCCTCGCTGGCCTTTGCTTTTTCGGCCGCCCACTTGTCTACAAAACCCGCGAAAAGCTGGCGGGAACCGCGAAAGGAATAATAGTCAAGCCACGTTATGTTAGACACCTCATACTGTTCCATCATCAGATCTATATCAACATTAGTAAGCGTCAGCTCTATGATACCGTCCGTTTCCTCGATAAATTTTACATCGCGAAAGCGCGAAACATGCTTTCCCATCACAGACGGAATATGATCGCCCTTAACTTTCAAGGAGCATGTCAACCGCTGAATATATAACGGAAATTCTTTCGTGACCTGAGCGCGCCCCTTCCCACACACCGGCTTCCCCCATGGCAAAAGCTCAAATCGCATCTTTGCAGGGTACATGGAATTATAGTCAAGAACGATGCCAGCGCCAACGCTTATCCCCTTGAACTTTTTACCAACCTGAGAAGATCCACCATAGTACGCCTTTCTGCAATATTCATCCTCTTCACGGGTCAATAGTGGAAACCACTTTTTGAATTTTTTGTATCCTATCTGTTCGGCATACTGCGCATAGGCGTTTGCGCTCTGCGTCATCTTGTCCAGTCCGGCGGCAAAAATCACCTTCAAGCCCTTGTATACGATGTCGCAATCTCTGTGAAGATAGTCCCATTCCTCAATAGTTGGCACATATCCGGGCGGGCGTGGTTTTTCATAGTCTATTTCACCTTTTGACACCGGGATGCCGAACGCGCCGCCAATGTCTGCAACCGGCAGGGAAATAATTTTGAAGCTATCATAGATCGTTATCGCCGCGTCATCTTTCCAAAACCTCAACATGTAGTATTGACCGGTGTCCGATATGATGGATGTGAAGCAACGATCACATTTTTCCCATACGTGTTTCCACCCATGTGAAAAAGCCCAACACATAATATAAGAACTATCAAATTTCATGTTATGAAAATACAGCTCCTTGGAATCGGAAAAAGCCCACTCAACAAATGAATCTATTTCCGTGCCGGTACATTTTCCATCATCTCCCAGCGCTTCCCAAGCCCATACGCGCGGAACTTCCTCAACCGTTGTTTCAAAGTCACACATATACCAGCTCATGATACATAGTTGTTGATGAACATTTCCCAATGGGAAAGCAAAGATTCATAATAATCCTCAAGGGCATCGTCCATGTAGAAGATCTGAAAGTCCAAATATGGATCGGCATAATATGAAGCGGCAATCATTGCGGCATCCACTTTTTCAAGCATTTTTGCAATAGGATTATCCTCGCCAAAAACTTCTTTAAGCTTACTTAGATAATTCGCTTTATATCGGTTATCACTTTCCTGCAATAGCTCAAGATTGTTAGTGCGCTTAAGCGCGTCCATGTATTTCTTTGCGCCCTCACGCCCCCAATTTTGAAAATCCGGCTTAGTCATCGTGGCCATGTCATGTAACCGCTCTGCTTCTATTAACTTTCTGCGCCGCGCCTTGCCACGCATCTTCTTTGCTTCTTCCCTCGCTTTTTCAGCCGCCGATATTACGCGCCTATAATCCCTCCGCGCCTTCAACTTTGCTTCATTTAATTCCCATTTGCTGACGGCCACGCCCTTTTCATTCATCACAGGCTGGAAAGCTCCCTTTCTTGTAGCTCTACGAATAGAGTTTAAAAAGTCATTTGCTTGACGGGCATTTTCAAATGGCTTTTTATAGATGTAATCAGATGCTTTCAAATTTTCGGGAAGATAAACAGCGCCGTACGGGTCCGCGCGGCGCTGTTTGTTTAAAGCACGGTTATAGTTTTTGATGGCGTTCCTAAATTTCTGGACATTTGTCTTATTCCATTTATACGCCATAATCTCACCGCCTTTTTATTTTTTAATTACTTGGAAATTATAGTACACCTTTGCACCCTTCTTGTTCTGAATTGGTTTCAACGTCAAAGGATTTTCAGGAGTCGGTGTGCCCTTGAATCTCATGATTTTAGACAGAGCACTGAAAGCCGTCATGCTCACACAGGATACCGTGCGGCCGTCCTTGCACATCATTAAGATCCTTGGGAGGATACGCATCTCGCCCGTGTTTTCATCGGCAATCTGCACGTTCTCAAGATAGATATCTGTTACGCTAATCTGTGTGTTCACCACATCAGACAGCGCGACAGTTTCACCAGTAATGCGCTCCAGCATTTCATCATTTCTTTCTGGTGTCCAGCTTGCCCAATCCTTGCCCACAACTTCTGAACTTTCACCGTTCCACATTGCCGCATAATTCTTTTCGTTTTCAGTCGTTTTTACTCCTAATGCTACTACGTTTCTTTCTTCCATGTTCTTCTTTCTCCTTCTCAATCATACTTTTTTCTTAACTCTGTTTTAACCAGCTTCGACTGTTTAAAAAAATTATCGTCATCCATGACATATTCTTCCCGGTATACATGAGATGAAATCATCATGAACGGCTTTCCTTCCGCGACGTTATTCTTTACGTATGTCGCGGAACTCCCAAAATTGAGCTGTCCCGGCGCTGTAATTTCGCGCTCTGGCTCACTTTCAATCCGGAATTTGATAATAGTATAATATCTATACCCCTTCATTGACCGCGTTCACCACCTTTCTAATTCATATTATACGCACTTTTTTCAAATCATTCAATAGCTTTTCGGATATTTCTTTCTGAAAATTTTCCTATTACGGTAAACGTTCCCCACCCGTCGCATACGTAAACATTCATCGGCCGCCAATTTGACAAGTGCACCTTCTCTTCAATGGCGGCTTTAAAACCCCACGCAAGAGACTTCAATAGCTCGTTATCCTTGCACCCAAAGAACGGGCATTCTATCAAGATATCATTACGATATAACTTTCCATTGAATGGTATTGAATGAACATAATAATGATTGCTCAATACAATCGTTAACTTGCCCGCCTTTCTCAAAATTTTCAGCACTTCCATTTTTGTGTCAGGCATTTTCACGCACTCTCCTTTCTTCCCTTTCGATACTTTCCATGCTATCCTGATATATGCGGGCAATTTCAAGACGTTCATAATTTTTGTGTCGTCTGAAATGATCGGCTATCAGGACAGCCACGGCGCGCGGCGGGAGACGCACGCGCCGTATTAACATCAATAGAGAATATTCAAGCCTACTTACTTGCACTTGCTTCACCCCTACATCTTCTAAAAATCCATTGATTGCCATCGTAGACGTGATTACGAGCCTTTGCGCTCGCCGCAAAAAATTTAATGTTTCTTAACCCTTTTGAATCAACTTTGATCGTATAAGTCTTCACTTAAATTCTCCTTTACAACGAGTGATTTTCTGATGTAGTCAATACGATTCATCGTATCTTTCCAATGCTTCTTTAGCTCCTTAACAGGGCTTTTAACGCTGTTAAAATGTGCCACAACTTTTGAGCGTTTCAGTGCCCATTCAAGCGCCAGCATGTCATCGTCATCAAGTACAATTTGCTTGATATGCTTGTCATCTGTACTAACATAAATTTTCATTCCCATATAACGTTCTCCTTTAGGGGTTTGCCCTTTCTCTTTACGATTATATT